GGGCTGGATCGCCACCAACACCAACATCGCTTCCGATGGCGCCGATCCCGACCCGGTGACCAACACCGCCCCGATCGATGGCACGCTGCGTGACCTGGATGAGTCGCAGCTGCAGGACGTCGCCCAAAAGTGCTGGGAGTCTGGCGGCAACCCGACGCTGATGTTTGTGCCGGCCAAGCTGCGTGCTGCGGTGTCGGCTTGGAGCGGGTCGGCGACCAAGTTCGAGGACGTCAGCAAGAAGAAGATCACCGCGACTGCGGAGATCTATGTGGGCGACTTCGGGCGCTACAGCATCATCAACAGCCGCTATCAGCGTGACCGGGAGATCTTCCTGATCGAGCCGGGGCGCTGGACGCTGTTGACGCTGCGCCCGATGCAAGCCCAGGAGCTTGCGAAGACGGGCGACAGCCGCAAGCGCTTGATCAACACCGAATACACGCTCAAGTGCCACAACGAAGCGGCAAATGGCGCGATTCGGGATGTTGAGCCGCCTTCGCCCTAAGTAGTCGTCAATCGCATGGAACCGCCCTGGGGAAACCTGGGGCGGTTTTTTTATGGCCAAGCTCCTTTCGCAAACCGAAAGTTCCGTAACTCGTTGGCACGAGGAAGGCGACGCTACTGTCATTGAGACAGTTGCGGACGTTGAGCCGGTGGTAGAGCGTGCCAAAGCCCTGCACAACGAAGGCTATACGCGCACTAAGGGCGGGCAACGGCATGTCGCGTCTGTCCCGATCGTGGTGCTAGATGCCTGGGCGAAGAAGCAAGGCAAGACACTAGCTGATGTGTACCAGGACCAGGATCTATTGACCCGGTTCTTGCGTGACCCGGCGCATTCGTTCTTCCTGATCGACAAATCGGCGGTCTGACATGGCAATCACGACCTACAGCCAGCTGCGCAGCTCTATCGGAAGCTGGCTGCACCGTGGGGATTTGCAGGCCATATCTGCCGATCTGATCATGCTGGCCGAGGTTCGACTCAACCGCAACCTGCGCGTTCGGCAGATGGAGAAGGATTGGAGCCAGTCTGTTGGCGCACAGTCCGTGACGTTGCCAAACGACTGGCTCGAGTTTGTAGACGAGCCGCAGCTGGACGGTCAGCCGCTGCGATTTGTGAGCCGCGAGGAGTACAAGCGTCGCCAAAAGCTGCAGGACTATGGACGGTACTACACAATCCAGGGCACGAGACTGTACTTAGGGGAGCCGGTGGGCGCTCCGGTTGCGCTTGAGGCTGATTACTACGCGAGGATCCCGGCGCTTAGCGACTCCACGACCACGAATTGGCTGTTGCGTGATGCGCCGGATGTGTATTTGTACGGTGCGTTGCTTGAGGCCGCGCCGTATCTGAATAATGACCCGAGGATCGATACGTGGCGAGCATTGCTGCAGGTGGCGATAAACGACCTGCAAGTGTCGAATGACCGCGCGAAATACTCGGGTGGGACGCTGGCAATAGGTCTGCCGAGATGATTCCGCTCATTGGGTTTGCGCCTGACCTGCCGCCGACGACTCCTGGGGCGTTGTTGGACTGCGAGAACGTGGTCCCGACGTTGCGCGGGTTTCGCGCTGCGCATCAGTTGACGCCTGCGGACTTTCCGGCGATCGCCGACGAGGTGCGCGGTGCGGTTTCCGTGCTGCGTCTGGACAATCAGCGCCGATTCTTTGTAGGGACGCCCGATGCGCTGTATGAGGGCGTTTCCGGTTCGTGGCTAGATCGGTCGCGTTCTGGGGGATATTCGGGCGGCGCAGAAAACCGCTGGCGGTTTGCGCAGTTTGGCAATGCCACGCTGGCCACGAACACCGCAGACCCGATCCAGGTCAGCACGTCGGCTGAGTTCGAGGATATCCCGGGAGCGCCAGCTGCAAGGATCATCACGGTTGCGTCCGGGTTTGTGATGGCATTTGCCACTACCCACCAGGACAACGGCGATAACCCGGATATGTGGTGGTGCTCGGCGCTGTACAACCACATGGATTGGACGCCGGATATCGCGACTCAATGCGCAAATGGACGGCTGATCGATACACCTGGAGAAATTCGGGCAGGGAAAGCATTGGGGGCCCATGTGGTGGCCTACAAAGCGTCCTCCATGTATCTGGGGCAATACGTCGGCCCACCCATTATTTGGTCCTGGCAGCAGGTGCCCGGCGAAATCGGGGCGCTGAGCCAAGAGTCGGTCGTTGACATTGACACGGCACACGTGTTCATCGGCCTAGACGACTTTTGGATCTACGATGGTTCGCGCCCTGTGTCGATCGGGGCCCCGGTCAGAGAGTGGTTTTTTAAGACTGCTCACCCTTCCTATTTGCATAGGACGCTCGGCTACTTTGACCGATTTGCGGGCATCGTCTACTGGTATTTTGCGAGCAATCAGTCGACGGGAGAGCTGGATTCCTGTGTTTGCTACAACGTGAAAACCCAACGTTGGGGCAAGGTCACGCGATCGATTCAAGCGCCGGTTGAGTACATCGCATCGGGAGTGACCTACGACGAGCTGGGCGACCTGTACGACACATACGACGATATTGCGAGCATCAGCTACGACAGTCCTGAATGGTTCGCGGGCGGTGAACAGGCGGCTGTGTTTGGCACGGATGGGCAGCTCTACTTGCTCGGCTCGGGCGGCATGCCGTGCTCGATGACTCTGTGGGAAGTTGGAGACGATAGCCAGTACACGACGCTATCTAGAGTGCGTGCCCGGTTTATATCTGCACCGGATTCTGGGGGCCTGCAAGCGTATTACAGGGCCGTGCAGGGCGGTCCGTTGAGCGTTGGGCCGACTGCTACCTACCAGGACGGCAAGTTTGACCTGCTGTGGTCTGCTCGATGGCATCGGGTGAGGCTTAACTTCACCGGCCAAGCGGAGGTGGCGGCGGTGAATTTTGAGCTGGTACCGGACGGCACGCGATGAAACTGTCTTTAGACCCGCGTCTGCCGATCTTCGGCGGTCGAGACTACGAAAGGTCTCTGTACCAGCGGCTGTATGCGCTCTTTCGGGAGATCGCGCAGGCGAACAATTCGTCTGATGACTCGATCTCCGGGCTCGTTGACGATGTCGGGGCCTTGCAGGGGGATGTCGGGGCCTTGCAGGGGGATGTGGCGGGCATTCTGGCCGTCCTGCCGCTTCTCGAGGATCTGGCAGATGGCTTGCCGTGGTTGGCCATTCCAATTGGTGTACCGCTCCCGATGTGGACACACATAACAGGAGTAGATGAGCCACCCACCGACAACCCGGCGTTTCGATTCATCAAGCTTACGGCGTCCGACTCGTACAACGACGGTGTGCTGACCAGCGAGTCGGTGTCCGGCTCTGCGCCGCTGATCAACGCGACGGCTGTGATCGACTACTCCGACAGCCCGCTGCACGGGCAGACGGTGCGGCTCATCAACACCGAGGGGCGCATCACGCGTCCGGGCGAGACGAGCGGTGATCTACAGGACGACGCATTCCAAAACTTCACAGGAACGTTCACGCTTCGGCGTCTTGGAAGCGGCGGCGACATGAGTGGAGCATCTGGTGCGTTCGCCAGCACGAACGGAACGTCCATCGGCGCGGTGGAACCCTCTGGAACCAGCCAGGCCGTCCAGTCTATTGCTTTGAACCCATCTACGGTCGCACGCACGGCCAACGAAACCCGCATGCGCAACATTCGTGCCGAGTACTTCATGCGCATCCTATGAAATTCGATAGTCAGGAATGGCGGCAGCGACGAAACGAATTGCTGCACCGATGGATAGGCGACCCGAATGCGGTCGCCTTTTTGTTGGATGTGTTTGCCATCGGCGAGGTTTGGGACGACCTGGTCGACAAGGACAAGCCAGTGTCCAGCGAGGACGTGAACAAGGCGTTCTACACGGCGCTGATCACGCTTCCGAACAATCCGTTCTACCAAGCCTATCGCCCGCAATTGTCCGGTGTGATGGTGGCAGGGATCCATGCATGGATTGACTCCACGACGCTAGAGAAGGGCGACAAAACGGACCGAGCAATCGCCTTTGTCTTGCGCGATTGGTACATGGAGCTATTGACGCTCGTCGCGACGCTCCTACACGGCTTTGACTACGCGCAGTCCATCAGCTTGGAGATGCGCCGGTTTTTCTTCCACGAAAGTTTGGACGAGTATCTAGGAGAACCGCTATGAGTGGTGGCGGCGGGGGAAGCAGCAGCACGACCCAGACGACCAAGGTCGAACCGGCAGCGCAGGTGGCTCCATACCTAGCGCCGTTCATGCAGCATGCTTCGGCTGTTGCAATGCGGCCTTGGGAGGCGTACACGGGAAAGCGGATCGCTGATTTCACCCAGGATCAGCTCGCCGGGTTTGACATGGCGCGGCAAAACGCCCAGCAGGCGCAGCAGAACCTACAGGGGGCCAATCAGTACCTAAACCAGACGATAGGCGGGCAATACCTTGGGTATTCGCCTCAGCAGGTGCAGGCAGGCACCAACCCGTACTACGGACAAAACAACCCATATCTGCAGCAGCAAATCAACGCTGCCCAACAGGACATCGTCCGCAGCTTCAACAATTCTGTCGCGAACAACACGGATGCGGCGTTTGCCAGGGCTGGGGCGTTTGGTGGGTCGGCTTGGCAGCAGGCGCAGGCTGAAAACGCCAACCAGTTGGCACAGAACCTAGGCCGGGTGGCGAATGACATGCGCATGCAGGATTACCAGCTGCAGGCGCAGCTTGGCGAATCCGATCTTGCTCGACAGTTGCAGGCGGGGCAATTCAATGCGGCGCTGGGGGATCAGGCGTATCAAGCCGAGCGAGCTCGGATGCTGCAGGCAGCGGGGATGCTGCCCGGCATGGCACAGGCCGGTTATTCGAATGCGCAGGCGCTATTGGGGATTGGGGATGCGCAGCAGGCGAGGGAGCAAGGAAAACTCGACCTTGCCTATCAAGACTGGCTCGCCAAGCAGAACTACCCCTATCAGCAGCTGGACGTCATGGGCAATGCGATTCGCACGATCATGGGCGGTGGCGGCACGACGACGCAGATTGGGCCGAATCCGTATCAGCGTAACTC